ATGGATATTATGAGAATGCACGACATGATTGAAAAACTGTCTGAATGTGCTAAATGCGAAATTGACAAAGGAATTGAAAATATAGACCCATGCGAAATGGGACAGGTTACAGATATGATGAAAGACCTTGCAGAAGCAATGTATTATCGTACATTGATGAAAGCAATGGAAGAATCCAGTGCAGATGAAACAATGGAAATGTTTGAGCGTTACGGAGACGGCAGACGGTATTATGACCGTTACCGGTATGCAGACGGCAGATTTGCGCCAAAGGGAAGAGGAACGCGGAGAGGATATGACGAACCTCCGTACTGGCACATGACACCGGAAATGTACCGGGAAATGGAACACGACCGTGATATGGATCGTTCTTCCGGCAGAATGTATTATACCGAGCCTAAAATGACACCAGATGGTGGAATGCGTGATCGCAGAGAGGGCAAAAGCGGCATGAGCCGCAGAAGCTACATGGAAAGCAAAGAGCTTCACAAAGGCAATACGCCAGAAGACAAGGATGCAAAGATGCATGACCTTGAAAGATACATGAAAGAGCTTTCGGAGGATATGGCGGAACTTATCTCCGACATGACACCGGAAGAGCGCACAATGACAAAAAGCAAGCTGTCAACGCTTGTTTCCAAAATGTAATGGCAGGGGCAGAAATGCCCCTGTTTGTTTGAACATTGACAACTGAATATCAGCTAGTGATTTGTGGATTTGGAAATTTTTCAAAAAGGTATTGACTTTTTGTGCGTACTATTATATATTAAATGTGCGTATAGAAAGAAGGTGCTGAGAATGTCTCCACGCACAGGCAGACCTAAAGTTGACAATCCTATGAATGAAAGACTTTATGTTCGAGTATCGAAGCAAGAAAAAGATGAAATTATGAAATTTTCATCAGAAAGTGGATATTCCATATTAGAACTTATAAGGGCGGGGATTGAAAAGCTAAAAGGTCAAAAAAAATAAGAAGTTGCCACGCTACCAACGAAAACAACTTCTTATCAACCGAGATAACTCTCTGTGAAATATTTTATCATAGAGAGTATCTCTTTTCAAGAAAAAATTGAAAGGCAGGAAAAATCTATGAGAGAACTGTATATTGAAGAAATTACCAAAAATCTGAATTTACTCAGCGAACACTTTTTAAGATGTGTCTGGATTTTTACAAGTAACCTTGCATCCGACAAGAAAGGCGGTGCAAGATGAAAGAACAGCTGATAACGGAAATCCAGAACATACAGGACGAAAAATTTTTGCATTTCATTTTGAACACGATACTTTCATTCAAACAGAAATGGGGGATTTGCTGATGAACAATATTCATATGAAACAATTAGAACAGACGTTAACCAGTATGGAAGTTTCGGAAATGGTTGGGAAAGAACACGGCAAATTATTGAAAGATATACGGCGATATACATCGCAAATCGCCCAAGCCAATATTGGCTTGGGCAACGAGAGCAAAATTGCGTTGGTTGATTTCTTTCGAGAAAATACATATAAAGATGCTAACAACCAAAGCAGACCTTGCTATGACATCACGAAGAAAGGATGCGAATTTATCGCGCACAAGCTGACCGGAGTAAAGGGAACGGCTTTCACAGCTCAATACATCAATCGCTTCCACGACATGGAACAGGCTCTGAAAAATACGCAGGCTGAAATTCCGGAGAAAGACCCGTTTGCACGCTGGAGCATCGTAAAAAAGATAGAAAGTGGTAAATGGTTTAATAAAAATAACTGGAAACTCAAAATTATCTGTGACCGGTTCGGATGGACGAGAAAATTTTTATATCACAAAATTCTTGTGGAATTGTCTGACTTACATAACTTAGAACTTGTGGAAAAGTTCTATACAGTCACATATGGGCATAAACCGGAGTACAAGATGGACTTGCTAGACTACAGCAAAGAACTTGCTGGAACAGCAACAAGGTACATTAATTATTTGTTGATTGAAGAGCAAGAAGAATAACTTTAAATTTAGAAATCACTGGCTGATATTTGGCTGGTGGTTTCTTTTTTTGGAGGTAAAATATGTTTGTGATAAATGGTATTGAATGGGAAATAAAATTTGTCCGCGGTGCAAGCAGTAAGCTGATGCGATCTGATGGCTCTATCAGCCTTGCTGTGACAGATTGGAACAACAGGGCTATATATGTTTCAGATAAACCGAAAAATGGCTATTTGCGCAAAATACTGGCTCATGAACTTTGTCATTGTTTTTGCTTTTCCTATAACATTCATATGCCGATTGAGCAGGAAGAGTATCTTGCGGACTGGATCAGCCTGTACGGTACTGATTTGATCTATCTTTTGGATGATCTGATGTCAAACATTGATTGGAGGGCAGCATAGTGGACAAAATAGATGAATTGCTGCGGTATATTCACAGAACAAACCCGGAAATGACAAGGGAAAAGCTGATAAATGAACTAAGCAGAAGTGATTACGCCGCACGTTCTTTGCTTTTCACAAAAGAAGTTGTTTGTCAAGAAGAAAAATAGTAAAATGTTTTTGGGGTGATAGTATTGTACAATGGATGTCATACATCTTTTGATGTTATGAAAGAATATATGATCTATGGAGCGGAGCTTGATGAAAAATATCAGATCCCGATTGTCCCGGCATGCAGCTTGGATTATTTGCCGGAGGACTCCATAGATTTTGGAGAGAGCTTTTCACAAAAGATAAAAGGGCATAGAAAATTAAATGTGAATTTCTATATTGACGATTCAAAGTTTCAAAGACTGTGGAATAACCCGGATAAATACCTAGAGCACTTGAAGTGTTTCCACTCGGTCTGTATGCCGGATTTCAGTATTGCTACAGGCGATTGTGGTATGCCGTTTGCTTTGAATCTGTATAATGTGTACCGGAATCATGCGCTTGCACATTACATGCTGCTGAACGGGATCCGCGTTATACCGTCCGTAGGCATCCCGGACAAAGACAATTATGATCTTTGTTTTGCCGGATACAGTAAGGGTGGTGTGATCGCTGTATGCACAAATGGAAGAGTGCGGGCAAAGGCGGCACGGATAGAGTTTTGCGAGGGATTCAAAGTTATGATCGACATGTTGCAGCCACATACAGTGTTGATCGTCGGGAAGATACCGGATGAATTAAACACCGATGTAAAGATTGTAAATTATAAATCACGCAACCAGAAGGTCAATGAGAGGTTTTCAAATGGGAACAAGAACAACAAAATCACAGAAAAAACAGAAACAGACTGAGAGTCAGAGGAAGAGAAGAGAACGAATTAGTCAAATTTCACAAGTTGCGAAATGACGCATAATAATTTACTGTGCATATTGTCTTTTCACAGTTGGAATCTCATTTTTCAACTTTTGAATTTTTTTCTTCTTGGAAAACGGCTCGATTTTGAGATCAGAAATCAGAATTTTCACACCCCGGCGGGCTGCCGGGATAGTGCACATCGCTGTGATCAGCAGGCCGGCATTGTCTGACATGCTGCCGGATGCCAACGCGGCAAGATGAACACAGTGTTTACAGGCTTGCAACGTCGTAAAAACGATTTACAGACGTTTCGCGTTGTAAATATATAAAAGCACTGCATAGCCTTGCGCAAGCCTTAAAATGGCTTATACGTGTTCGCTTAAGCGCATTATATGACCGGGCGTATATCTTGTCAAGTTGCAATATATCCGGACACTGGAAAAAGCCGGGATGATTCCGGCTTAAAATTCCTCTATTTCCGCAGCATTTTGCTCCCATTCTGGAAGCGTTTTGAAAACTTCCCAAGCATCGTCGAACGTTTTAAAGTCCGTTCCTTTGCCGTCATTTCTGAAAAATCCATCTTCAACGCTATAAACACTTCCCATGCATGTGACTTGAAAAACTGTCTGTGCTCCGTTCGGATAAGTCATTTATAAATCCTCCTAAAAAAATAATATTCCCTTACGGGTAGAACCGCCGCCGGCAGTGGTTCCGGCGTGCATCCTCTGCGGCGGTTATTATGCTTTTTTATATCCGTTTTCAGCAGCATATTTTTCAAGCTCTTCCAGTGTTTCAAATGTTGTCACAATTCCGCCGAATCCTTTTGTAATTCGGTCGATTGTATACATGCCACAGTCATACAGGCATGCATAAAAGTTTATTCTGCCTTTTTTTAATAAAAATAATTTTCTCATACTTCAATTTTCCTCCATATTCAAATTTTTTGGTAAAAGCAAGCCGGGGAATCGAACCCCGGTAAACGCCGCCGCTTGCCTAATTTATAAAATTGTGCGAACCTCATTATAATCATCATTTAGCTCTATCAGATTAAATAAATCGTGTTTTTCTCCTAACTCAAAATACTGATTGATAGCATCCTCTTCGCTATCGGCTAAAATTATTTCGAAATTATCGTCTTCGATCTCTGCTCTGTAATACTTCATAAGATCAACCATCCTTTCATTTTCCTATAGATACAGTTCCATAAGTCCCACATTTTTATTTTCAACTAAGACAACGCCTGGGCGGACAACGGAAACATACTGTTTTACAACGTTCTCGATTCGCTCGTTGCTGTAATACGGTGCCAACTTTTGGCGTGTGTATTCTTTCGCTTCTTCAAGTGTCATCATCTTCATAAAATCAACCATCCTTTCATCATGCGCCCTGTCTCATCGGTGCAGGTAGGGCAGTTCCTGCAGACGGCGGCAGCTTCCGCCGTTTCGACTAATTTAATTTTAACTTTCACGATCGTTCCCTCCTGTTTTTGTGTTCTTTGTTTTCCTGTTGAGATTATAATACACAAAGATGTACTTTTAATCAATATGCAAAATACACAAAGATGTACTAACATAATATGCAAAATACACAAAGATGTACAAAACAATAAAGATTGACAATGAATACACAATGATGTATTATTCATTTATAATAGAAAAGAAAGGAGTACACCATATGACGGAGACAGTAGAAAAAAGAAAGAACGTTTATAGCGGGTCTATTTCATATAGAAGATTATGGGAGACACTGGAAAGAAGAGGGATTAAAAAAACAGACTTGAAAGATAAGGAGAAGTTTAATTTATCCCCAACACTGGTTAATCGTCTTGTAAAAAATCAAAATGTCAGTGTTGATACGATCATGTATTTATGCGATCGACTGAATTGTCAACCGTGTGATATTTTAGAGTATATAAAATAAATACACAAAAATGTATTTTATGTATTGACAAACAATACACAAAGGTGTATTATAATATTGTCGAAAGGCAATAGGCGAAAGCCGGAAAGGAGAAAAATGAGCGAAGATATGAGTGTATTTAAAAGTTACTTAAGAAGGCTTTTACAGGATCTGAAAGACCTCAAAGAAGTTTTGAAGTCTAAGGATTATGAAAAAGCGGAAAAGATGGTCGATCAGCTGATTGATGATACTCAAAAGGGTATTGAAGACAATTAAAAGAAAGGGCTGGAGAAAATCCAGCCCGACACACAAAAAACATACCAAGTCAAACAAAGCACACGAAAGACAATTCCCAAAAAGTTGGTAAATCTTTCGTGTTTTTATTTTTGGAGGTGGTGCAGGGAAACAAGACGAATTTACAAAAGATATACAAACCTACGCAAGATAAAATATACAATTTTGTTTTACTAAGGATATTATGACGCTAAGTTTTACACAAGATGACTATATTTGAAAGAAATTGAAAGGTTTATGTATATGAATAATTTAACAGTGACGGAGTATAAAAATATTCGCGTACTCACAACACAGCAGATTGCGGACGCGTATGGAACAGATAGTAAAACGATTTCATACAATTTTAATCATAACAAAGGGCGGTATAAAGAGGGTAAACATTTTATTTTGCTTGATGGAGAAGAACTCCGGGCGTTTCGTGAAATTCACGATTTGCCAAGTAATCTTAATCGTCTGTATCTCTGGACAGAGAAAGGCGCGTTTCTTCATGCAAAATCATTAAACAATGATATTGCTTGGGATGTGTATGATAGACTTGTTGACAACTATTTCAACAAAGATCAAAACGAAATCCCGAAAGATTACCCTACAGCGTTAAGGGCTTACGCTGATGCACTGGAAAGAAAACAAGAGCTTGAGGAAAAGAATAAATTTCTCTTGACCGAAAACGAGAGGATGAAGCCGAAAGAAGAATTTTTCGATGCCGCAACCGATAGTAAAGACGCTATTGATATAGGGCAGGTCGCTAAGGTTTTGAACTTCCCGGGAATTGGTAGAAACAAGCTTTTTGAAATTCTTAGAAATAACGGAATTTTGAAACAGAACAATGAACCATATCAGAAATATATTGATTGTGGATATTTTAGAGTTATAGAACAGAAATATGAAGCCAGACCGGGAGAAATCCGGATAAATATTAAAACTCTTGTTTTTCAAAAAGGTGTTGATTACATTAGAAAAATACTTGACAAAGTAGCATAGATAAATAGAAAGGGCGGCATGAAAATAGCCGTCTTTTTTGTGAAAAACATAGAAAATATTTGTACAAAATCAACAAAATTTTAAAGGTGCAAATTAGAATATAATCAAGGTAAAAATGATAGAATAGTATCACTTTTGTTGCAATGCAACACTCTTGCAACAAATTGCAACATTTTTGCAACGTAGATATAGACACTAGAGTTAGAGAAAGAGTATATTCTCTCTTGTAATATTAAAAATATATATTATAAATAAGGCAGTATATTTATATAAATAATATATATAATATACAGGCTTAAAATTTAATTTTAAAATATACCTTGACAAGAAAATGATAGAATGATATTGTTTTATTAAATTAAAAAGCATTCGGGCAACGGGCGGCGGCAACCGTCGAGGTCCCGAAAGAAACGGACTTCATGCAGCCGGTACAGTCGAGATCATCATGATCTGATTGTATCAGTTGCATTTTTTATTTTAAGTATTCCACTACTGGAGAGAGGAGATATATAACATGTCAGCAGTTGAAAATCAGGAAATAAATAATAATACCGTTGATGTTTTTAAAAGTGATATTGACATGTATATAAATCTCTGGATGGAAGAGAGGAATATAGAGGATTTATGCAAAGTATCACAGAATAGATGGTATAACTGCTGTAAATATATTTATGAGCATGTATTCAAAGTAAATCCAAAGTACCTGAAGGATGATAATAATATTAATAATGCCTATGATACAGATAAGGTTAACGAGGTATTAGATATATATATAGACCTGTGTAATGACTACGAGAAAGTAGTGAATATTGTTGGGTTTACATTCTTTACCGGAATACATAGAGATACGTTAAATGGCTGGGTTAATGGCGTGCAGCTAGGCTCTTCAGGCTCCGACATTTGCAAAAAAATTGACGAAATGCGTGAGGAAAGTTTGGTAGGTTTACAGGTTTCCGGCAAAGGAAACCCAATGAATTACATGCCGTCACTGAATAAGTACTGCGGCTTCAATATGCCGGGCGTTAGAGATCAGGGACCCAGAGCAAGAGCGTTGACAGCCGAAGAACTGCCACGTCTTGGGGCTAATAATTGTATAGGATTGCCGAACAACTCCGACAATTCTGGTTGAAAAAAGCGAGAAAAACGCAATAGACAATTCAAACAATTTAAAGCCCAGTGTTTAATGGTCTTAAGGCGCATTAAATCGTTGATACATTACGCAAAACAAGGGTTTTGCGAATAGTTGTAAAATACGAATGGAATTGAACGAACAATTCAAACAATTTATCAATGTTCAAAGCATGATTCTGCATGGAGGGGGGAGGGGGTTTGATAGGTTGAGAAAATCAGCACTACTAAGTCCTTTAAATATCCTCAAAAACAAAAAGAGATTGGATGGAAAAGTATGAGAGTAGTATCACAAAGCAAAGACGTTTCGCTTGATTTTGACCGGACCGAATTTAGAACAAACTATGAATGCATAAGCGCTACTTTTGATGGAAGAACTTTTGCCATTGGGAAATATGCTACACCAGAACGAGCAGCAGAAGTATTTATGGACATGCATAAAGCATATGCGCCTGTACAGGTAGTTTGCACAAATATGGACGAGAAACAAGTTTCTGCATTAGTTGCAGCATCTCAAAATGCACCGATTAGATGCGTCAAGATGGATGATCCTTGTATGGGAATAACTGTATTTGATAACATGGTCTATTACATGCCGGAAAAGTAGTGTTAATATAGCGCTATCGCCAAGCGGTAAGGCACTGGATTTTGATTCCAGTATTCGCAGGTTCGAATCCTGCTAAAGAAACTTGTGAGAGGAAAACAACCATGGTAATTATTAAAACGATTATATCGACGCTGGATGTTATTTTTATGCTGATACTATTTGTATCTGGCAGAGAATCAAAAGACAAAGAAACAGCAATTGCATTATGGGTACTTGTGATGTTGCTGTTGCTGAACATGTTTCTGATGTGGAGGTAACAGAATGTTTTATAGTCCAATATTCGGTATTTGCTTTCATCTGCCTATCATTTGTGCAGAGGAAAGAATACATATAACAAAATCAAAGGAACCGGACAGCACCGGAGATTTACTCAATCTGGATAGCGACGCAGAGCACCAGAGTGAGAAGTCGGAGCATCCAGTATAGCTAAACAAAATTTTAAATTACTGGCAACTTGTAAGAGTTGCTTACAAGATAAAAATCCTACATTGCGGCATTTTAATATGCCGTAGCGGAACGTAGCTCAGTTGGCAGAGCACTCGGCTTATATCCGAGCGGTCGCAGGTCCGATTCCTGCCGTTCCGATGGAGGAATGGGTTTAACGATCCATTCCGTAAATTCTCCTTCTTGGTGTTTTTCATGACACATCCTTTCGCCACTAGGACGATTCTGTTAAGGGCGGTGCGAGACCGTCCGGCGGTATTTGCCGCGGAGCGCGGCATTAGGCGTAAGACTATATGGTGATGAATGATGATCGTTCCGTAATTTGCTGACAAGCAATCCATATAGCAGTCAGACTTGATAGTTCGGGTGCCTATCCCACGGTGCCTGAGCTGTCAAAGATATAATTCCCCCATATAGTTAGGCAGTGGCAGAATGGGTATTGCAGGTAAAGAAACCTATCGGTAAGAGTGTTGCCAAGTGGCAGACGGGCGATCATCCGTAGTCAGCAACCACACCTTTTCTGAAACCAATAATGCAAGGTTCGAATCCTTGCCTGTCTAAGCGGTCAAATTATGCTGTTTGCTTGCAGGCGCTCTATGGTTTGGCTGTAATCGGCATTTTGTATGCCTAGTGCAACGCATGGCACGAAAAATATGATTGCTAACCGTCTGAGGGCGGTTTTGGGGAAGCGGCAACGATTGGCGGTGTTGCGGCTGACTGTAAATCAGTTCCCAAGTGGTAAACATTGGAGGTTCAATTCCTCTCTTCCCCACGCGCGAAAGCAAGATCGCAACTTGTAAGTAGGGTTTTGGCGGCATAGTGCGAGATCAGTTCGATTCTGATTAATGGCGGTTAATAGCATTGATAAGGCTAGCAAAGGCATGTGAAAATGCTATGTGGGTTCGATTCCTATGCTTGGAGCGAGTGAGGTGCAAGTCCTTACGTCAAAAGCGTCCGTCTCATTACCGGATAGAGTGTTGGTAGCGAAATCCCACTCGAAATAAAAAATACGCCACATAGTCAGCGAGAGTCCCAAGGGACCGTCTGATTATGTGGAAACGCTATAAGATTGGTTAGTCGAGTGGTAAGGCACCACCCTTTCATGGTGGTAACACGAGTTCAAATCTCGTACCAATCATGGGCGATGTTGCCAGTACACCCCTAGTGTGTTTGTTACAGAAATACAGGTGCTAATCAATATACCGGTTAAACTTAGCACAGGGAACTGGATTGAGCGGTTGCCATTCAAAAGATGGCGCAAACCGCTGACTAAAAGAAACTTGCACTTGGGGTAGTGTGGAGCAAGTAAAAAACGGAAACTGCTCGGCTATGCAGATATGGTGTAATGGTATCACAGGAGATCGCTAATCTCTCCAACGAGTAAAATCGTTGTCAAGGTTCGAGTCCTTGTATCTGCGCTCTTGCCCGAGCGAAAATCCTAGGTATGCCTTGGGTGTTGATGTGTGACGGAATAGGTAAACGGAATTGTCGTAGAGAATTGGTTGAAACCGACAACATAGATGACCAGATTGTACACTCCTGCGTGGTGCAAATCCACGCCACATCAATTTTGTATATCCGCTTAGTAAGGTGCTTTAATTAGAGGTATGAGCATGATTTTAAACTGTGTAAATTGTGGCGCACCAATTGAAAGTGACAAGAAAGCGTGCCCTTATTGCAAAACTCCATATGGTTTACGTACAAAGATAGAACTGGAACCACATATTGATTCAAACGGAAGGATTTGCAGACATGAACCGGAAATGATAGAAGTAACAACTTTGGAAGATTGTGAACATAGGTTTATTAGGAAGTAATTGAAATGTGTGATTTTTGCAATGGGAAAGAATCATATAAAACTGCATATGGAGAATTTAAAATCAAAAAATTGGGCTATATAAATGTTATTCAATGCCATATTGATAAATGTCCACAGTATGCTAAATGTTGTAGAAATGGAATGAACGTAGCGATAGCAATGGAAATTGAATTTTGCCCGATGTGTGGTAGAAAGTTGGTGGAAGAATGACATGCTATGAATGTGCTTATTTTGGAATTGAATGGAATGAATTTTTGAAAAAAACGATAGAATTTTGTAACCATCCAGAAAAGTATATTCCTCCAGTAGGATTTGCTTATAAAGAACACGATTGCGAATTTTTCAAAAACAAATCTGGGATATCAAAATGGGACTCTTATTCAGAAAAAGAAAAAGAACAGGCATTGAGGTATTTTCGTGAAAACTATCACAAAAATCCTATTGAAGGTTTAACATGCGAGGGGGCTGAAATGAGTTTCATTGAATATCTAAAAAATGTTGATGCAAACTCATAAGGAAGAGAAGGAGTGTATGAAGCATGATTGTCAATATCAATAACAGCACATACGAGATGAACAGCAAACAGTACAAAGCAGTTCTTGATACGGCGAGCAAAGCGGTTACCTGCGGCATATACGCCATTGAGAAGAACAAGGTAGCAATCATGCTTCGAGAGGAATATAAAAGCAAGGAAGAGCTGAAACAGGCAGTTGGTAATTATACGGCGAAAGGGTTTAAGGTGCATTGGAAATGAAAAAAACACGTTCAAAAATTATAATCAAAACTAGAAAAGGCGGTTACACAAAGATTTATGCTAACGGAAAATGGCAAAAGGGAGTGTATAATATTGATTTCCATGCTGACTGCACGCCATTGAGATATCCGTACATAAAAGTTTCATGCGAATTTGACAAAAATAAGACTGATAAAAACGGTTCGGTTATTTACGACCCGGAAAAAGAAGAAATTGCAAAAGAACACGTAGTTGCAAGAATTTAGAAGGAGATTTTATGAAGAAGCTATTTGTAAGCGTGCCAATGAAAGGCAGAACAGAGGAAGAAATCAAAGCAAGTATTCAAAAGATGAAGAAGATTGCTGAAATCTACGAGGGTGAGGAATTGAAGCTTATCGACAGTTATACTAAGAGTACCCCACCTAAAGATAGTAAAGAAGATGTATGGTACTTGGGCGAGAACCTTAAGAAACTGGCACGGGCTGATGTATTTATTGGAATATGCGAGAGCTACGATTGGAACGGCTGTAGCATTGAAAGAGAAACAGCAGAAAAATATGGCATTAAAGCATATATGATTCCGGTAAGGTATGTAATTGATGATTATAATGCACTTATGTACAAATTACATCCGGCTTGCGGTGATGCAATGCCAACAATCTAACAATATATTTACCGGCCAACAAATGGAGTTAGTCGCTAACCAACAAAAATTATTGGCAGAGGTCTTAATGCACTTCTGCTTTTTTGTGGAGGTGCTTTTCTTTTGGCAAGTTCAAGTCTAATTTCCACAGTAAATGGATATGAAAATTACATACAGGTGCATGGCGTTGATGAACAGGTTATGGATGCCATGGAAGAAGCGGCAAGGGTAGCCATTCTGACAGAAAAGGATGTTGATTATGGATTGAAAGTTTCTTCCAGGGCAAAGCAACTGGCAGAACAGTTTATTTTTCAATCCACTGGCGGTACACCGTGGGATTTAGAGAAATATTCATTCCAAAACAAGGTATCTTATGAAATTCTGGACAAATACTACGGAATTTTGCTTTTAGAAGCGCAAAACAAAGTTGTGGATAGTGCTTTCCAGTATTTGGAGAAGAAGAGAGAGCCTAAAGAGCGGTTTTACATGCCAAGAAGAAAGCAATTCTTAAAAATCGGACTCATAGATGCGCTGCAAGGCATGATTGATGATAGATATGACATCCTGTGCGTATCCCTTGTTCCAGGTGCGGGTAAAACAACGGTTGAAAAAATGTTTCACGCGCTTGTTGCCGGATGGTTCCCTAGAGATTTCAGTCTTTTTTATTCGCACAGTGGAGATATCACCAGAATGTACTATGACGGTGTGTACGATATTGTTACAAATACGGAAGAATATACATGGAATGAAATTTTCCCGGATCTTTCAGTGACAAGCACAAATGCAAAGATGGAGCAGTTTAATGTCGGGAAGTACAAATCGTTTCCATCCGTACAATGTACGTCTGTTGGTAGTAAGAATGCAGGTAAAGTAAGGGCTTCTAAGTTTTTACTGGTTGACGATATGATAGGCGGTATCGAAGAAGCAATGAATCCCATTATCCTTGATAAATTGTGGGATAAATATGCCGTAGATGCCCGCCAGAGAAAGATACAGGACACGGACGGCAAGAACTGCAAGGAAATACATATTGCCACAAGATGGAGCGTACACGACGTTATAGGGCGCATACAAAATATGTACGAGGGTAGCGTTTCTGGCGGAAATGGTGGAAACCAACATTTTAAAATAGAAGGAATACCATTGCCAGAATATAGGCACAAAAAAACCTTGTTATATTCCAGAAAAACCACCCTCGAAATTTTGGAAAACGAACTTCTTGAAAAAACAAATGAAGTAGAAGAGTTTATTGCAAATATAAAAGATAGCAGAATTAGAAGAATAATTAACCTTAGATTTTTAGAAAATCAATCTTGGAATAAGGTTGCCGACCAAATAGGAGGCAATAACACAGAAGACAGCGTTAGAAAAGCGTTCGATAGATTTATGAAAGAGTAAAGTTGTCCGATATGTCCGTTTTTTTTCTGATATAGTTATAATCGAAGAAAGCAACAAAAGTTGAATACTTCACCTCCCCCAATTTATAAAAGCATCGTAGAGAAATCTCCGGTGCTTTTTCTTTTGAAAAGAAAAGAGGATTTTATGGTATATACACCAAAAACAATATATTGCCCGCGTTGCGGAAGAAAAGTTGCCACACACGATGGGCGTTCAACAATGAACATTTCTGTGGAATGTAGGAAATGCCACAAGAAAGTTGTTTTTTATCCGGAGAATGGAAAGACGAAATTAAAATCTCTTACAATCCGGTCAACATCCAGTGGGATGACGTTTATTTAGGAGCCAATTATGAATAATAAATCTCTCCAAGACCTTGTTAAGGGATGTTATGGGCGAAAAATTTTATATACTGATGTTGAAACTATCACAAAAGACAATATTGTCAAGGTGGTTGGAGACTGCATCGGAAATTATTATTACAACAAAACCATCATAGAATACCTATGGCGGTATTACAAAGGAGATCAGCCGATTTTATACCGATTAAAGGTACAAAATGCTGATATTACAAACAAAATAGTAGAAAATCATGCGTATGAGATTGTTCAGTTCAAAGTAGGACAGACATATGGCGAGCCAATACAGTTTATCAGTCGAAAAGATGATGATGAAATTAATCGGGCAGTGGATGCGCTGAATGACTATCTTGTGGATGCGAATAAACAGGAAAAAGACATTAAAGCAGGAGAGTGGCAGTCAGCAACCGGAACATCTTTTAAGGCGGTAAGATTTGCAAATGGAGAAATACCATTTCAAATTGTTGCGCCTACTCCAATGAATACGTGTGTTATTTATAATCGGAGCACGGAAGAACCGGTGGTTGCGGTGCAGGAGCTTAAAGACGAAGATGGAAGATGGTACAAACTGTGCTATACGGACAACTATTCATGTAAACTTCAAAACGGAGTAGTTTCTGAATGGAAATTGCATGCATTTGGAAGTATACCTATTGTTGAGTTTCCAAATAATCATGAGAGAATTTCTGATATTGAGCTTGTCATAGGTATTTTGGATGCCATAAACAATATGCAGTCAAACAGAATGGATGGAATTGAGCAGTTTGTTCAGTACTGGGTTAAGTTTGTGAACTGTGAAATCGACCAAAAAACGTTTGAAGAGATGAAAATGAGCCATGCTTTGACGGTAAAGTCCAATAACAAGGATAACAAAGCCGATGTTGAGATTATGACGCAGGAACTAAATCAGAGCCAGTGTCAGGTGGCAAAAGATGATTTGTGGGACAATGCCTTGGCAATATTAGCAATACCAAACAGAGAGTCCCAAAACTCTGGAGGAGATACACAAGGAGCAGTATCATTAAGGGCTGGATGGGATTTTTCAAAGACAAGAGCAAAATTAAAAGACCCAATTGTGAAATCGGCAGAGAAGAGACTTGCAAAAGTTGTCTTAAATGTAATACGCGTTAAGGACAATGATTTGAAATTGTCAATGAGGGATTTTGATGTGCAAATCAATCATAGCCCGCAAGACAATATGTATACAAAGTCGCAAACACTATATCAGCTTTTAGAGTGCGGCATACATCCTCTTATTGCCATTAAAACGGTGGGGCTTTGGGGAGATGCTGAAAAGACATTCCTCTTGTCTAAGCCATATATAGATGCGTTGTGGAAAACAATTGATAATGCAGAAGAGCAGGAACAAAAAGCACAGGAAATTGTAAACCAATTAAATAAACAGCAAAATAAGACAGCTACCGAGTAATCGGTGGCTGTTTTTATTTTATAAAAATTCGCAAAGTTGTGAGCGTAAAAATCAACAGTGTCATTCGGTGTCGTTGCACCGCAAAAATTCGTAAAGACATATCGGAGGTAATCAATGAAAAGAGAAGAGTTAATTGCAATGGGTATCAGTGAGGAAAATGTTGAAAAAATCATTGCTGATTACGGCAGTGCCGTACAGAGAGAACAGGCAAAAGCAGCAGAGCTTAAGGCAAAGGCAGACAGCGCAGATGAGTTGCAGAAAAAGCTGGATGAAATGGAAGCAGGAAACCTCACGGAACTTGAAAAAGCAAACAAGGCGTTAGAGACAGCAAATCAGCAGATCGCAGATATGCAGAAAAAAAACGCCATCAGAGATCAGCGCGAAGCATTGATGGAAAAGTTAAAAATCAATGCAGAGCAGGCAAAATCCGTTGTCAAGGATAATGGAAGCCTTGATTATGACGCTCTTGGAAAGATTACAGCCGAAAAGGAAACCGCGGCAGCGCAGGCAAAGGAACAGGAGATTGCAAATAATTCTGAAAATCCGGGCGGCGGTACTGCAGGTGGAGAAAATAAAAAAACTGCGGACGTAGAGAACGCAGAAAAAATCAGTTTTGGCAAACCTGCAGAAAGTGCAGAAGCCAAAGACCATTATGTTTTATAGGAGGTAAATTATGGGAAAACCGATTGAAAGAGACTTTACACAGAGTAAAGGAATTTTAAAATTCTTTCCTTATGAGGGTGCGGCGTGTATCGTTCCGCAGACAATGGTGTCAAGTGCCGATGCAAACGGAAAGAAGATTGCAAAGGCAGGGACACCGTTCCCAAGCAATGACGAATCTTGCAAAGGGTATCTTCTGGAAGATGTTGACGTAACAATGGGAGATGCGCCTGGAACTTATGTATATCAGGGTTCTATTGACAGCGCAAAGGTAACAGCGAACGGAGTGACCGTGGAAGCAACTGCAAAAGCAGCAACACCGCGTGTTACTTTTTTTGATTAAAAAATGGAGGTATTAGAGAATGGCATTACCATTAGCAGAAGCATTTACCGCAAGAAGTCTTGTGGTTATGTGGAATAATTATGAAAAAACGCTTGGTTCTGCACCTTACTTAGGTAGACAGAAATTTGGAACCAGAAAACAGGACAGCCTTGAACTTAGATTTATCAAAGGGAAAAACGGTCTTCCGGTATCCTTAAAGGCATCCAATTTTGATGCGCAGGCAGAGTTAAGAGATGTCGGTGGATTTTCGGATATTCAGAACGAGATGCCTTTCTACCGTGAATCTTACATGGTAACAGAGCGTGAAGAGCAGGAGTATGCAAATTACCAGTCGGCAGAAAATTCCAACATGGCAAACCAGGTGCTTAGAGAAATCAGCAAAAAACCGATGATGCTGATTGAGGGCGCAAGAGTAGTGCCGGAACGCCAGATTTGGCAGTTATTAGCACCATCTGATGGTATTCCAAGAGTACAGGTAACAATTGGTGGCAAGAGCTTCTATGTTGATTATACTTCGGACAATGGAGTGGCGCACAAGAGAGATCATTACAAGGATATTTCCGGAAGCGATACTGATAAATGGTCTGCACCAGAAACAGCAACGCCACTTGATGACCTTATCGAGATTAAACGTGAGTTTGCAAAGAAAACCGGATATTCCCTTGCACGTTTTAGCATGAATACAGAAACGTGGGAGATGGTTCTTAAGGCAGAAGACACAAAGAAACAGGTGCTTGGAATTACTGCTTACAATGGAGGTATTCGTTTACAGCAGGGGCAGGTTACAGAGTATCTTAGAGGATACGGCATCGAGATTGAAGTTTACGACAAACTTTACATCGACCCGGCAGACGGTGCCACCAAATATTTTATTCCTACAGGAGTTATTTCAGCGCAGGCATCCGGCGTGTACCTTGGAGATTATGTCTTTGGAAAGACACCGGAAGAGAGAAGCGGAAGTTTAACAGACGGAAACCTTTCTATTGTAGAAACCGGTATTTCGGTGTATACATACGCAACAAATCATCCGATCAACACTCATTGCGTTGTGTCAATGATCGGATTGCCTACTTTTGAGGGCATGGACAGCGTTGTTGTCATGAAAGTTGCGTAGGAGGTGCGGTATGATTGCTGAATACACGGTAAAGCGCAATGGAAAATGGTACAAAGCAGGAGATGAAATCCCGGACATTGTTCTGGGAGAGAAATCTTCCGGAGGGTACACCAAGACAGAGATTAACAGAATGAGCACTGCTGATTTACAGGCACTTGCCGCTGAACATGGGATCGAGGGTGCAGAAGAAATCAGTGGAGCGGAACTGAAACGCATTTTGATCGAGCAGTTCGGATTATAGGTAGGGAAGAATGGACGAATATACAACATTAGAGCAGGTCAAAATCAGACTGAAACAATTTCATATTGAAACCGTTACGGATGAAGATGGTGTTACTTCTGATGTTGTCGTGTTCGACCAGAAAGAAGATAATCCTTACATCGAACAGCTTATCAAGCAGGCAAGAAATGAAGTGGTAAGCAAGCGGAATTACCCGGAAAGCTACACGGATGAAAAAATATCCGAAGACTTGAAACAGTTTGAGGATGTAATCGTCAATTTAGCCTTGTACGACCATTCACAGGCAGGAGAAGCCTATATGGCAAGTTATTCAGAAAACGGCGTAAGCCGTAGCTGGAAAGACAGGGAAAGCTTGTTTGTTGGAGTATTTCCGTTTGTAAAAGCATTATAACCGTATGGGATTCCATCTGGTTAGAAGATTGTGCGTTACGTTTTGCCGACGTCGGCAAAACGTAGCAGGCGGCACACATTGAGCGGTGGTGGGCGGTGTGCCATAAAAATGAAAGGCGGTATATGATTTGACGATTGAAATATCAACAGCAATCATTATAAGCGTGCTGTCGCTTGGTTTTTCCGTCTTTATGGGCTTGAAGAGCAACAAAAGGACAGACAACACGGATCTTGAAGAACGCGTGAGGGAGAACACACGCATTAACATGAAGTTGGATGCCATTTCAAACAACACGACCGAGATCAAAAATGAAGTTTCAGAGATGCGAAAAGAAATCAATTCTCATGACAACAGGATCATAAAGGTGGAGGAAAGTGTGAAATCGGCTCATCACAGAATTGACGGAATAGAAACCCGTCTTAATGATGAAAAGGAGGTTTAATCATGGATATTATACAGTCGGTAATTGCTAACATGACAATTATTCTGGCGATTATTGGTACGCTGGCATTTGTTGTGTCTGTGGTAACACAGGTAATCAAAGGTGTAGGCGTATTTTCTAAGGTTCCGACGGACATCTTGGTATTTGTTCTTTCTATCGGAATCACGGTCGCTGCGTTTGTGGCATACATGCAGTACATCCAGACATCAATTTTATGGTATATGATCTTGGCAGCTATTATTGCAGGATTTATTGTTGCGTTTGTCGCAATGTATGGATGGGAAAAGCTTTCTGAGCTGTGGAAACGGTTCGGCAAGGATGTGAAGTGAAATGCTTGAGATCAATAAGCAAAAAATGAGTTATTCGCAGCAAAGCGGCAAGGTGCCGGTATATGTGACGGATGATGATGGTAACATCGAATATTCTTCGTACACGGATTCTGATGGTAATGTAATTTATTACCTCGATAAAGATGGAAACAAAATACCGAAAACAACCGGAGAGTATACCACAGGTTACGAGAAGCCTGTGGTTTTTTATTCTTCAATCAGCAATAAGTTGAGTGAAGCACTTATAAAAGAGTTTGGCGTTGACAATTCCACAAACTTTGTTCAAATTGTCGAGGACAAAGGGAAACTTCCATTGAACGTCGGTTCTTTGGTATGGAAACGGTCAGATGTAAGGTACAAAGATGAAGAGAATACAATCGTTGACGAAAATTCGGCTGATTACATCGTAAAAGGTGTTGCAGACGAGGGATTGACGGTTGATTTGTTCTTATTGCAAAAAAATGTGAAGTAGGTGCGGCATGGGGAAGAAAGTAATCACAATGAGCCTGTCTGAAAAGTCTATTCAGAATGCAATACAAGAGCTTAGAGCCTATCAAAACAGCTTAACATATAAATGTCAGCTATTGGCAGAAAAACTCGCGGAAAAGGGCGTAGAGATTGCCAGAGTGCAAATTGCTGACCTTGACGCAATATTCACATCGGAACTGATTTCAAGTGTTCACGTGGAATACGAAGGAAGCACTAAGGGCGGCGGGATATGGGCGGTAATAGCCGGTACAGACCATGCCGCATTTGTTGAGTTTGGAACCGGAATTGTGGGACAGCAAAGTCCTTATCATGGGAAACTGCCGGAGGGTGTTTCGTGGCAGTACGCAAGTGGAAAAACTATACATCAGATTTCAGATGGAAGATATGGATGGTTTTATCAGGACGACAATGGCGATTGGTGGTTTACAGAGGGAATGCCAAGCCGACCATTCATGTATCTGACCGCGAATGAGTTGCGGCAGATTGTTACACAGACAGCGAAGGAGGTGTTTGGATAATGGCAGACAACCAGTGGGTATATGATCTTGAAACAAACATTTTCTCCAATGTTGCAACGATAGCCAAACCAAAACTCAAGAAAAAATACAAAAGCATGAATTTTGACACTGCATTTACAACGGTTGAAAAGAACCTTGATAAAGACCCTGTTTTCCCGACTATTTACATCCATGAGATGCCGGGGCTTGAACGTGGGGCAGATTTAGAGGGCACATCCGTAAATGCGGTGCAGGAAACAATACAGGTTGACGTCATTACAAACACAAAGCAGAGCGATGCAAAAGGGATTATGGCTATTTTAGCTGATGCCTTTAAACAGATGCGATTTCAAATTACAGCAATGCCGGAGTTTAAAAATGACAGTGAAAAAAAATTTAGAAGCGTTGCAAGGTTCCGGCGGATAATCGGAGCCAACGACAGATTGATGTAAAAGAGCCGAAAGGCTCTATTTTTTATGCACCGGGTGCAAAAAGATGCGCCCGATAACCGCATTATTTAGCGGTAGAAAGAGAGGTAAAAATGGCAGAAGCAGGATTGTCTACGTTAGGAATTACGTTTGGCTATGGCACAGAAGCGACAGCCGGAACAAAGCCTACATCGTTTAAACAGCTTACAAGAATTAACGCAATCGGCGGTATTAACATTGAGCCGGAACAGATTGACGCATCTGCATTAGAAGATGCTATTACCAGATATGTAAAGGGTCGCGCAGATACCGGTGGCTCTTTCCCTATCACGGTAAACCTTACGGATGCCACAAAGGAAGAGTGGGAAGCACTTATCACGGCGTATAAGGCGCTTGCCGGCGGGAAAAGAATGTGGTTTGAAACGATTATCCCGGGATTTACCGAAGCGTTTTTTGTTGTGGCTCAGCCGCCAGAGCAGATTCCACAGCCGGAGATTGGTCAGAACGAACTTTTGACGGTTGAAATGAATCTTACCATTGAAGAATACAAGGGCATGGACACCGCTGTAGCTTTTACACCGGGGGAATAACACGTCAGTCGAATAGTTCGGTTGGATCGGCTGACGATAACCAGACAACCGAGCCAGAGCTTGAAGAAACAATTTAAAAGAACAGGGCGGTCTTCGGACTGCCATTTCCCTATATGAGAGGGAGAAAGGGAAAGAAAATGACAAAATTAAAATTTGGCGAGAAAGAATTACAGATCAAGTTTGGATATGAGGCAACCGTCAAAAGCGGGATTATCAAAAAGGTAGCAGAATTAGACCAGATTACAGATATTGAAGCAATTGATAAAATTCTTTTATTCCTGCCGGAGTTAATTCTTGTTGGAGCACAGAAGTTCCATAAAGAAGAGTTTGGATATGATTCGGAAAACGAGGGAGAAAAGGAACAGCAGCTTGGAAAAGTATATGCCATGCTGGATGATTACTTTGACGGAGAAGATGCAGATGTTCAGGTACTTTACAATGCACTTTTAGCGGAGCTGCTTGAAAACGGTTTTTTATCAAAACTGCTCAAAGCAGATCAGAAAGAAGCGGAGAAGAAAACTCCGAGGAAAAAGTAGAAGAACAGAGAGAACTTACATGGGGAACATATTGTGCGGAAATCCGCCCATTCTGGCTTTTAGTTACAAAAGGGTATGGATTTACCGTGCGTGACATAGACACGTCCTGCCCGGCTGATTTACAGCCTTATGCGGATGCTTACAACTTAGATAAAAAGCAAAGAGACAATGAGATGTGGATGTGGTTTGGAACATACGGATTGTCTGCGGTATCGGTGGCAGTAGAACATTGCCTTGCCGGACGAAAAGCAAAATCAAAGTATATTAAAAAACCAATCAATGAGCAACAAGGGAAAGATGATTCAGAAATGACGGAAGAAGAAATAAAGAAACAGAGAGAGCTATTTGTGGCAAAACTTAAAGTCATGCAGTCAAACTATGAGTTGAGCCACCCAAAACCAGAAAAGAACTTGGAGGTATAAATATGAGAATTGGATCTGCAAGACATGATGAAAATGGGAAATTGACCGGTGGGAGACCGGGAGATCAGACCGGAACAGAAGTAAGTATGCAAAACTTTTATGTTCATAAAAAAGGATGGTATGTGTTAAGACCAAAAACAAAAGATATGGCGGATAAACTGGCAGAATCAATGATTACAGCGTGCAATAATGATAATATTGGCTACTGTCAGGGACACCGGCTTGGAATTGTCAAATATGGTATTAATTCAAAAGTAAAAACAGAAGCAGATTGCGGCACAACGGTACGTGCATGCATTATTCATGCAACTGGAAAAGATGTTGGAAATTTCACCACAGCAAATGAAAAATCTGTACTTCTTTCTAGTGGCATGTTTGATGACATTGGAGGTTATGCGGCAGGAATGGTTCTTTACAATGGAGATGTTCTTGTCACAAAAACAAAAGGTCATACAGCGATTGTGACAAGCGGAAACCCTAGAAAAAATGTAAAAGATCATTTAAACCCATACCCGGAACCTGCAAGGATTTTAAAGAAAAAATTCCCTTGCATGAGAGGGGATGATGTGAGATGGCTTCAGACGGAGCTTATTTATCACGGATGCCTGGATGAAAAAGATAAAAAGGGAAACAGTAATGTGGACGGTATTCTTGGAAATGATACGGCGACCGGTATTGGAACATTCCAGAAAAAAGTCGGAATTACAGTAGATAAGAAATGCGGACCGGTTACAAGAGAAAAATTAAAAGAGTAGATCAAGGACGGTAAGGTGTCACAGCCTACCGTCTTTTTATTTTGCATAGAAAGTTGGTGCATATATGGCAGACATTGATGAATTACAAATAAAAATCAAAGCTGACTCTGCAAAAGCAAGTAATTCCATAGAAAGCCTTGTAAACAGCATGAATAGGCTCCGGGAAAGCATATCGTTTGACACTGCAAAACTTTCAAATATTGCAAGCGGAATCAGAAGCATTTCCGATGCGGCTACCGGGTTCAAAGGTGGTAAATCTTCGGAAATCACATCAATGGTGCGGGCACTCAATAAATTTTCTGGTGTTGATGCAAATTCTATCCACGGAATATCTTCTGCTGTGAGAGATCTTGCATCTGGAATAGCAAGTGTTAAGGCTGTTGATATAAGCGGACTCATAAGCATGGTGTCTGCGTTGTCAAAAATCGGTGGCAATGCATCTACACAGGCGACAAAGAATCTGCCGGCTTTATCTGCGCAGTTACAAAACTTTGTACGCCAGATGAACAAGATAGGTGCATTGAATTTTGATATGACCAATATGAGTAATCTTGTAACGTCCATATCAAGGCTTGGAAGCGTTGCAAGCGGTCGTGCGGTAACTAATATACCTTTGCTTGCTGACAATCTCAAATACCTGTTTGAGACGCTTTCAAAAGCACCAAATGTATCTTCGAATATCATTCAGATGACGCAGGCACTTGGCAATCTTTCCAACAGGTCTGGCAGCGCAATTTCCGGATTAAATACCAGCATCAGTAGTCTTTCCGGTTCTTTCCTTGGATTTAAGACATCCACAGGAAAAGCATTGATCGGACTCAAGTCATTCACAAGACAGATTTTGTCCTCTATGGGGATTTATCTTGGTCTGTACGGAGCGATCAGGGGAATAAAAAATGCAATCGACATATCATCCGCATTAACAGAGGTTCAGAACGTTGTTGATGCTACTTTTGGGGACATGTCAAAGAAAGTCAATGATTTTGCACAGGACTCTATACGACAGTTCGGTATGTCAGAATTGACACTGAAACAGACGGCAAGCCGATTCCAAGCAATGGGAACAGCCATGGGAATTGACAGCAGTTTGATAAAGAAAGCCAATGAGTTTTTGAATAAGCAGACAGATGGCTATATTGGTTTGTCTGATTCCATGGCTGATGTGTCTTTGAATTTAACAAAATTAACTGCTGATATGGCATCTCTGTATAACATAGATCAGGATGTTGTGTCGCAGGATTTAGCTGCAATATTTACCGGACAGACACGTCCATTAAGAGATTACGGTCTTGATCTCACACAGGCAACCCTTAAAGAGTGGGCAATGAAACAGGGATTAGATTCTGATATTGCGTCTATGTCACAGGCTGAAAAGACAATGCTCCGGTATCAGTACGTCCTTGCCAATACGCAGACAGCACAGGGAGACTTTGCGCGTACTGCTGATTCGTGGGCGAACCAGATCAGAATTTTAAAACAGTCATTTGAACAGCTTGGCAGTGTTATTGGTGGAGCATTAATCAATGCTTTTAAACCATTCGTAAAAGCACTCAATTCCGTTTTACTGGTTGTTATCAGCTTTGTTACAAAGGTTACAAACGCTTTAGGCGCAATCTTCGGATGGAAATATGAGGATTCCGGTGCAGGTCTTGCAGATAGTTTTTCAGATGCGGCAGAGAGCGCAGGCGATATTGCTGACAATACCGGACAGGCGGCAAAGAACATCGACAAGATGAATAAGGGCGTCCGTCAGTTTGATGAATTGAAACTGATTACCACAAATGATGGTTCTGGCAAAAAAGGTTCGGGCGGTTCCGGCGGTGGTGGCGCATCAGGCGGTGCCAGTGGCGGTAAACTTGTCAAGACTGATACCATTTTCAAAAATTACGAAAGTGATATTAAAAATCTGAAACAACTTGGAAAATACATCAGTGATGCCTTATCAAAAGCTATGGAGTCTATCAACTGGGATAAGATTTATTCCAAGGCAAGAAACTTCGGCAAAGGCTTGGCAGATTTCCTCAATGGTCTTATCAATCCGAGACTGTTTGGAAATGTAGGAAAAACGATTGCCGGGGCACTGAATACGGCGATTTATGCCACACTTTCCTTTGGTCAGACATTTGACTGGACAAATTTTGGAAATTCACTTGCAGAGGGAATAAATAAATTCTTTCAAACATTTGATTTTGCTTCACTTGCAGAAACAATAAATGTGTGGGTTCAAGGAATATACACAACTATCAAGACAATGATACAGAACATTAGTTGGTCTGATGTGTGGCAAGCAGCAAAAGATTTTCTTTCAAATCTTGACATAGAAACAGTTGCGATCATAATTGGGGCGTTAACCATTAAAAAAATTGCAAAGACAATAATCGGGGCAAATATTCTAAATACTATAGGAAAATTTATTGCCGGAAAAGTAAAAGATGCAATAGTAGTCGCTTTAGGCGCGGAAAAGGGAACTGGAATAGGAACTGCACTTGTTGGAATGTTCAAAAGAGGAATTGGAAAATTTGGAGAAAGTGTTGGGAAAATACTAATCCCAAATCTTATGAGTGGACTTAGCTTGAACGAGTCTATGGTAGCCGCATTTGGAACAGTCGGAACAATTCTTGCAGGTATTGTATCAACTGTTGGAGGAGCAATTTTAGCAGTAACTAACTTTGTAAAAATGATGAAAGAAGGATTTAGTTGGTTAAATGAAATATTAATGCTTGTAGGAACTGCCTTGGCAGCAGTAGGAGCTGTTATTCTTGGAGTTGCCGCAGCACCGGCGGCTTTAGTTGCAGCCATAGTTGCCGCTGTTGGAACGGTTGTTGTTTTAATACATGATAATTGGGAAACAATAAAAAGTTGGTTTTCCGGTGTTTCAGATTGGGTTAATGAAAAAATATTTACTCCAATATCAAATAAAATTTCTGATCTTTGGAAAACGGTAACCACTGTATGGCAAAATGCTTCTAATTGGTTCAGCACAACGGTTATAGAGCCAATAGTAAACTTTTTCCAAGGACTTTGGACTAGGGTAAAACAGATATTTGAGGGACTTTGGATAATTGTTCAAGCAATTTGGATAACTGTTTCTGGATGGTTCAATGACAATGTAATAACGCCTGTTGTAAACTTTTTCCAAGGACTTTGGGAAAAAGTATCTGGATTTTTTAAACAACTATGGGAAAATGTTAAGTCTGTATGGAGTTCTGTTTCTGATTGGTTTAATCAAAATGTAATAACACCTGTTAGACAAAGATTTGAAAGTGTATGTGAAAAAGTAGGAGGATTTTTTACAAATTTATGGAACAATATAAAATCAGTTTGGAATGTTGTTTCAAATTGGTTTAATACAAATGTTGTTCAACCATTGCTTGGAGTTTTTGAAGGTTTGTGGTCTGGTGTAAAATCTGGAATGGTAAACGCTATGAATGCGGTAATTGGCGGAATAGAAAGTGCTATAAACTTTATTGTTGGTGGGATAAATAAGATAATAGGAGGATTCAACAAAGTTGTATCGTGGGCAGCAAAAGTGGCAGATGCTGACTGGGGCGGTGTAGACTTAGTACCTACAGTACAGCTAAATAGAATACAAAGGTTTTCAACAGGAGGTTTCCCGGAAGATGGCTTATTTTTTGCAAATCACGGAGAAATGGTCGGGCAGTTTAGCAATGGAAATACAGCGGTTGCGAATAACAGCCAAATCGTAGAAGGAATTAAAGCAGGAGTAAAAAGCGCAGTATCAGAAGCATTGACACCATATCTGTCACAAATCGCACAGAATACAAGTGAAAACAGCGGAATTAAAGTTGAATTAGACGGCAAGGTAATATATGACAGTACAGTTAAGCAATGGAAGAGTGAAGCAAGAAGAACACAGAGAAATCCAGTTCCAATATTTTAATGACAAAAACCGCCACTTGTGGTAGGATTAACCTATCACAGATGGTAGGGGGGAATGTACATGGGGATATTTTTAAAAGAACCAAATTACAATAACAAAAACAGCAAATGGGTCATTTATATTTTTATTATTGCTGTCATTTCAGCGGTAATATATGCGGGAAATGATTCGGAAAATAAAGATGAACAGGTAAACAAAATTGTAGACGAAAACACAGAGAAAATTATAACGGAAGAGGAACAAAATTCTGAAATAAAATCGAATATCAAACCGGTAACTGCTGGATATTCTTTCGAAACAAATGATCTCAATGTTGTTGTCAATGAAATAGATACAGATTTTAAAGGTTATTACGATGAATACGGTCTAAACACTCCGCAAAACGGAATGAAATATGTTATGGTTTCGTTTACATTCCAAAATACAGGTGGCTCGGATAAATATGTTGGAGTAGATGCTTTTCATTGTTATGCTGATGATGAATTATGCGATCAAGTATATACATTGGATGACAAGGATTTCTTTAATGTAAATCTATCTTCTGGCAGAAAGGTTTCTTTTAATACATATTATTCTGTTCCTGTATCAGTACAATCAATAGAACTGGAGTACGAAACAAACATTTGGACTGATGAAAAAGAAATTATTAAGATACAGTAATTGAAGATTACATAAGAACCTTATAGGGGGAATTTTACATGGAAGATAAAAGCATCGAGCAAGAACTGATCGAGTGCAGGGAACAGTTGAGAAAAGCAAACGAACAAATAGAAATTCTTGAATACAGGATTGAGAAAAATAAGAAAGAATACGATTGGGAACTTAGGGAGACAAGTAAAAGTATAAAACAGGTTACTGAAAAAAATCTAGAATTATTTGACAGAGAATCAAGTGCGCTTATTCATGCGGACGAGTTAGAAAAAGAAGTACATTTGCTTAGAAAGGAAAAGAAAGAATGTGAAAAGAAGATACGAAAATTGGAAGAGGAAAATGAAAAACTTAAGGAAGAATTGATAAAACTTGAAGAAAGAAAAAACTTTAGCAACGATCCTGAATGGAGAGTACTTAAAGCAGCAGGAAAACAGAAAGCACATAGTTGAGACTTTTGTTTGACAAACACACATAGAAAATATATAATTTCAATAATTAAAAATCACGCAGGTAAGACCTAAAGAATTTAGGACGTCCTGCAAGCCTATGAGGAATAGGTGCGGATTCGTGACCGCCAGAGATTGAAGAGATTCAGTCTTTGGCGGTCTTTTTATTTATTTCAAACTGCATAAGAAAAATAAAAAAATGAAATTTAAACCTGCCTGTCAAATGACAGTAGCGAAAGAAAGGTGGAAAAGAGTATGTATGAATTGGTGGAACTCAAAGGAAACGATGTTTTTACAAACAGCAAAGTGATTGCAGATGGAACAAATAACCAACATGAATCTGTTGTTGCTATTATCAGAAAATATGAGAAAGATATTTTAGACTTTGGCAATATTGATTTCTCCGATTTAAAATCGGGGAAAAGGGGGCAGCCTGAAAGAGTTTATTATTTGAATGAGGAACAAGCAACATTTGTTATAACTCTTTTGAGAAATTCAAAAATAGTTGTGAAGTTTAAGAAAGAGTTGGTTCGACAGTTTTATGCAATGCGCAGATTTATTCTTGAAAAGCAATCGAAACTATGGGGCGAAACAAGAATTGCTAATAAAGAAAATCGGCTGAAAGAAACTGATGTGATTAAACTTCTTGTAGACTATGCCAAAGAACAAGGAAGTACGCATTCAGATAAACTGTATGTGACATATACCAAGTTGGCAAAATCAGTAATTGGTGGAAATCGCGACAATATCACAGTTTCAGATCTCAATAATCTAACCCTTGTGGAAAGCATTATTTTGCAGACTATTAGAATTGATATGTCAATGGGTATGCACTACAAGGATATTTATAGGGATTGCAAAAATAGAATAGAACAATTTGCAGATATAACTTACCTGTCCGCTTAGCCCCGAAAATTTGGGGCTATTCCAGTATTTCGTCACGGGAAATTACAATCTTACTAAATATATAGCGTGCGACTCCTGTTAGGGTATGTTCCTAACGCACGTGAATTTAAAGGTTGAGCCTTGCGAAATGTAAGGCTCGGAAATTTAGGAGATAGAAAATATGGCATACAAAGCTCTTATGACTAAAGATGAAATTGGATTTGAAAACAATACGAACACGATAACAACACTTGAAATTGCAGAAATGATGGAAGTTCCGCACTATGAGATTTTAAAAAAATTGGAAGGGACAACAAATCCAGACGGAAGCACTAAACAGGCAGGAATTATACCAACATTAGGTAAAGGGAAAATTCCCGTTACCGATTATTTCATCAAATCAACGTATTTGACAGGGCAAAACAAGAAGATGCCGTGTTATGAAGTTACCAAGATTGGTTGTGATTTTCTTGCTAATAAGTTTACAGGAGAAAAAGGTATCTTATTCACAGCAAAATATGTAAAGCGTTTTAACGAGATGGAGAGGGGACAGGTCCCGAAAGATTTTCCATCGGCACTTCGGGCATATGCGGATGAAGTAGAGCGCAGGCAGATTGCAGAACAGGAGAATGAAAAGCTGCAGCAGGAACTTGACTATAGCAAAGACTGGTATTCTATTAAGCGTGTTGCAGCAATGAACGGTGTGGACTGGAAAACATTTAATTGGCGAAAACTCAAAGAAAAGAGCATTGAACTTGGATATGGCGTGAAAAAGATTTTTGATGCAAATTATGGAGAGGTAAATACCTACCATAGGGATGTTTGGGAAGCAGCATACCCGGAGTATGAAATTTAGGAGAAATTTTATGAACAAATTAGAAATCAGGATTACATATGGGAACACGGAAGTAATTCACACACCGGAGAAAATTGTGATTAAATCGCCCAATATCGAAGTAATTACAAAATAGATCAAGAAAAAGAAGTGGCATCTATCAAATTGGTGGTAGGTGCTATTTTGTACAAATTTTACCGACTGTCATTTGAGACAGCCGCAAACCCAAACAGTTAGGTGGTGGAAATATGGCGTACAGCGGATGGCTGTTAAAGATTGGAAATTACACAGTGCCAATGTCTTTTATGAAAGCGGAATCATATAGTCCATATGTCAATATGCAGGATTTAGATGATTATACGGATGCCAACGGTTATCTGCATAGAAATGCCGTGGAATTAAAGGCTTTAAAAGTGGAGTTTGAGACACGGGCAATGCTGACAAATAAGACTTTTAGTGAGGTTTTAAACAATATTCGAAGTCAGTTCACAAATGCGACAGGGAGAGCATGCTATATCACAGCGTATATCCCGGAATACGACGATTATGTGACGCAGTACGGCTATATGGCAGATTTTCAGCCTACGATATACGGAACATATGATGGAATAATTCGTTACAATTCAGTTCGGCTTGCTTTCATAGGGGGTGTGTACGGTGGTTAATTATAAATATGGCGACTTGTTCAAAAAAGATACGGTCGATAAGCAGTTATCCATCGTATCTGATGATGGAAAAATCAATATCACAAATACAGAGCTACACCAAGAAAAATTCGAATTGACCGAAAGTTTGTGTTCAGAACAGGAATTGACGTTTGGTTCGTGTGAAGCTGCCATGATTAAATTTACGGTGTCAAATACATTTTTGCCAATGAAGGGCAGATGGATGACAGTAAGGATGTCTCTTGGTGGACATGCAGATATCCCGTTCCAGTTCGGACGATATAAGGTTGATTCTGATACGCCTACGGCAGACAGGACGTGCCGTGATGTGGTTGCATATGACGCTCTTTATGACATTTTAAATGCAGATGTGGCAGCATGGTACAACACTGTATTTCCATCCCATAAAGAGCAGCAGAAAGATAAAGATGGAAAAACTACGACTGTTACAGTTTATGATCCGGTCACTATGAAGCAGTTCCGCAATAGTTTTTTCAAGCATTTCGGAATCGAACAGGCGGACATCACACTCATTAATGACAATATGTCAATCGAGAAAACCGTGGCAGTCACGGCATCCAGCGAGACAAGTTCTGATACAGAGGAATCGAGCACCATAGGCGAATCTATGAGCGGCAAAGAAGTGTTGTCCTGTATTTGTGAGATAAATGGCTGTACGGGGCATATGGGGCGCGATGGAACGTTCCATTATATTTATCTGGAACAGGAAATACAGGGATTATATCCGAGAAATGACCTTTATCCGGCAGATGATCTGTTTCCGCGCAATCCAAAGAGTACGCAGATAGGAAAAGGATTCTATGTTACTGCCACATATGAAGATTATCTTGTCAAAACCATTGATAAGCTACAGATCAGGGAGCAGAAGAATGATATTGGCGTGATCGTAGGCACCGGAGACAATACCTATGTGATCGAGGATAATTTTCTTGTATATGGCAAAGGCACAAAAGAACTGAAAGGCATTGCAAAAAATATCCTTTCCAAGATCAGAGGGATTGTTTACCGCCCGTTTACAGCGGACTGCAAAGGAAATCCGTGTCTTGAGGTCGGGGATGCAGTGCGGCTGCCGACCAGATATGAACTGATTGAGTCCTATATTCTGAAAAGAACCCTGAAAGGTATACAGGCTTTGCGTGATGATTTGGAAGCGGATGGGGAAGAGTACCGGACAAACGGGGCGAACGGAATACAGAAAAGTATTTTAAAGCTCAAAGGCAAGAGCAATGTGTTGGAGCGAACCATTGAAAAGACACAGAGCACGATAACTGATGTTGAGAAGGGATTGCAGTCACAGATCACGCAGACCGCAACCGAAATTCGCACAGAAGTTAAAAATACAACGGATGGTTTATCATCGAGAATCACGCAAAATGCGAGCAGTATTACAGCAGAAGTTAAAAGGGCACAGGGACAGGAAGTTGAACTTGCAGCAGCTATTAAAATTAATGAGGACAAGATTACAGCGGAAGTTACGAGAGCAAGCAAAGCAGAGGGCGATTTGTCCGGAAAGATAGAGGTAACTGCAACTAAGATACGGTCAGAAGTCAGTGCTTCGTTGAAGGCATGGAATATTGATGGCTATGATATTAATTATTATGGTTTTGGAAAACCCCAAGATACTTACCCTGCATCATCCAAATATAATGGACGCAGTTTTTTAGATCAGGATAGTGGAAAATTGTATGGCTGCGATCCGGATGGCGGAATTAACAGCGGTAAATATAAATGGACATTGATAACCACGCTTAAGCAGCTTTCATCCAATATGTCTAGTGCGATTACGCAGACATCAAAGGGGATCGAAAGCAAAGTTACAAGAGACAGCGTCATTTCAGAAATCAACCAGTCAGCCGAGGGCATAAAAATCAAAGCAAAACTGCTTGAATTAAAAGGTTCTATGGAAATGACCGGGGGATATATGCATATTCAAACGGAAGAGTCTGTAGAAAACCTTATTGAATTTAAACGCAGTGGAACACTTGTACAGATGGGAACGGATGGATTTCGAACAGTGGAAGGGACGCTTGAAAGTCCTGTTCATCAATGTACGGTTCAATATAATCAGGTTTCATTGCATAAAGGCGCAAACGATAATGACCACATGATGATCCATTTAGACGGAGATACCGGAGTAGGTGGATTCAGAGGTGGAGTAATTAATGGATCTGACAAAAGAATAAAAAACACAATTTTAGATTTAAGCAAAAAGCAATCATCTGAGTTTATTTATTCTTTAAGAGCAAAATCGTATCGTTATAATTTCGAAAAAGATGGGTTCCATCATGGATTTATTGCACAGGATGTTTTGAAAAAAGCGGAAAAAGGGTGGAATATTTGTCCAAAAACGTTTTCAGACAGCAATGGGAAAAAGTATTACGGACTGAAATATACGGAACTTATTGCAGATCTGGTAGCCACAGTGCAGTTACAGCATGAAGAGATAGAAAATCTGAAAGAAAAGGTGGAAAGTTTATGATTAACGCAGAAATCCGAGAGTTTGAGAATGACATTATTAATTATGTAAATGCCTGTGAAAGTATTCCGGTTGAGGTTAAATATCTGGTGTTTAAAGATATTTTGCATCAGATCGAATCAGAAGCAAATAGAAATGTGATTGCCGAACGGGAACAGATGGAGAAAGACATGGAAAAGGAGGGCAAGGAACATGAATAAAGCACACGTACCTATCAACTGGGAGAATTACCCAAGCGATGAGACTCCGTTGAACGAACGAAACCTCAACAAAATGGATAGTGCTATCGGCATTATTGACGACAATGTAGTTACCCTGGATGCGACAAAAGCAACCAAGACAGAGGTAGCAACTCTTGTTGCAGACGTGACCTTTGAGGAATCGACCGGAATCATTACGATCACAAAAAAGAACGGTTCTAAGATTACGATTGATACACAGATGGAGAAAATCGCAATCAACTTCGATTATAACCCGACTACACAGCAGATTATCCTGACTCTGATTGATGGCACGAAACAGTACATAGACCTGTCGGCACTGATTACACAGTATGAGTTCCTTGATTCTGATACGGTAGCTTTTTATATTGATAAGGATGGAAAAGTGTCTGCCATCGTCAAAGAGGGTAGCATCGAGGAAAAACACTTGGAGCCAAACTATCTTGCGAAAATCAAAGTGGAAGTGGCAAAGGCAGAGTCAAGCCAGCAGGCAGCGGCAAAGTCCGAAGCCAACGCCAAAGCAAGTGAGAATGCTGCAAAAGCCAGTGAAACAGCGGCAAAAACATCCGAAACCAATGCCAAAGCGTCAGAGACAGCGGCAGCGAAGTCAGCTACGGCGGCAGAGGCATCCGAAAGCAACGCAAAAGTCAGTGAGACATCCGCCAGTGAATCATCCGCCACAGCCACGGAGAAAGCATCATCCGCCAGTCAGTCAGCTGATACAGCAGCCGAAAAAGCAGATATTGCAACTCAAAAGGCTGCGGAGATCATCGGTAAGGCGGAATCTGCAGAAGAAAGTGCAACCAAGGCACAGAGTTATGCTGTTGGTGGTACAGGAAGCAGAGAGGGCGAGGATTCTGACAATGCCAAGTATTACTATCAGCAGGCAAAAGATGTATCAGAAGGACTTAAAGGTGGATTGCAGCCACACGGAACAGTTGCATTTGCAGATCTTCCGGCACTTGCGGATGTTAGCACAGGGTGGATGTTCAATATTTCAGACGAATTTACGACCACCGCAGATTTTAAAGAGGGAGCCGGGAATACAGTTCCGGCCGGAGCGAACATCTATAAGACGTCAGATGGCAAGTGGGATGTGCTGGCGGGGACACCTGTAACTGGAATCAAAGGAGCGAAAGAAACATCTTACCGACGTGGAAATGTTAATCTTACGCCTGTGGACATTGGAGCGTATGCAATAGAAGCTATTGATGAAATGATGAAAAAAGTAAGTATTCCACTTTCACAGGAATTAGCAGTCGTTGGTACAGAAGACGATCAGCTCATAGTAGAGGAAAGTAGTGGTTGGCAAACAGTCAATTATTTGGAAGGAATAAGTGGTTCGCTAAAAACTATAGCGCAACAGCTTATGGCGTTAAACAGCGGTTTAACGAACCATATAAATAATGTAATGCAGGCTCAGACATCAAGTATTTACGGAACCCATGTAGGCATTCCAAATAACACGCAGACATTAGTCAATCAATTAGAGGTTAAGGATGATGGACTATATCTTGTCCGTTCTCAATGTACATTTGTTGCCGCCAGTGTTGGTTATCGTGATGTATCAATAAAAGTAACTGACAAAAAAACAAATATGCTCGCAACTCGTGGAAACACAAATACGATTGCTCTACCATCGCCAGTACAAACGTGTATACAATGTCAGACCATAAATGCACTTAGCTTACATAGTGGAGACAAAATTGGACTGTATGCAAATCAGAATAGTGGTGCTACCTTAAACGTAAGTGAATCTTATATTTCAATAACCCGTTTAAAATAACTATGAAAATGTGCCAATTTTGATATTATGCCATTTATCGTCACCCATGTTTGCACTTCTATAAGATGCTATGAGGTTGTTACTTGAATCTACAAATATTTGAAGCATTGTTTGGTTAACAGCACCATGAAACAATATCATTTGATTAGAACTATTTTGAATTTGGACTTTTTTCGTTAAACCGCTGTTTTACAAAAAAAATGAGGACAACTTGGCACAAAAGAAAATAACTGCAGAAATATAATAAAATCAAAAGTCTAAGAGCCGATTACATGACCATGTGTTGTGTAGACGGCTCTTTTGCATAAAGCCTACGGGCAGAAAGGGAAATTATGCACTTAAAATTCATCACAGATAACTGGCAGATGCATAATTTTCAACCAGTAATTAATTTTTTAACAAAATTTAAACTAATCAATCGACATTCTGTGACAATAAGAAATTTACCTGTCGAAACTTGCGACCGAAAGAAATTGAATGTTTGCGGGAAAATTTGTAAAATAAAATTGTCCGATAAGGGCACTTCAAGTTCTGGCTGAGGGGCGGGATAAGGCGTTTTCTTGTCCCTCAACTACAAACGAGTTTGTAATTTGTAGCAATTTGTCAAATGGGGTTGACGATATCGAACATAAGTTCTATAATTTGTGTATCGCTATCGGAAGTGCGGAATGATTGGAGGAGAATAAGATGGGGGAAAAAGATTGCAATGAGGAAACAGCGTTTTACAAGGAAAAAATAACTGAAATGGTTGTTAAGTGCGACAACGAGCGATTTTTGAAATTTTTATATAACACAATACTTTCATTCAAAAAAAAGTGGGGCATTTAGTGCCCCTCTTTTTCATGCCAATAGGTTATATTGTCAAATATAGTCTGTCGATGTTCTTTGCTAAGTTCCATTAGCATTTTCAAATTATCTAGCAATTCATTATCTGACATAAGGTCTGGAAGAATATCTGGTGCGTTTTCTAAATTATCTTCCCAACCCATTAAATAAGATGGAGAAACTTCAAGAACTTTCCCAATAATTTCTATTTTATCACTTGGAATATTAGTAATAATGTTGTTTTCATATTTATATAGTGTTTGCTTTGAAACTTTTATTTTCTCTGCAAGCTCTACTTGTGAAATACCTAAAAGCTCTCTCTGCTTTTTTATCCTATCTCCGATTGTCATTTGAGTTTCCCTCCTTTCCTATTGGTAACTTTATTATAGCACAAAAAAGTTACTCGTCAAGAAAAAAATAACTTGACAAGTTACCAAAATGGAATATAATGAAAGTAACTTCAAAAGTTACGAAGTTAGAAAGGAGTAGTAAGATGGTTGATACAAACAAACTTCGCGGCGTTATTGCTGAAAATGGCAAAACACAGGCTGATGTTGCGGAAATGATTGGAGTTACGCCAAAAACATTTTATATGAGAATGAGTAAGGGCGTTTTTGGAAGTGACGAAATTCAGGTTATGATTGATAATCTTCACATCCAAAATCCAATGGATATTTTTTTTGCAAAGAAAGTAACTTAAAGAGTTACTGGAAAGGAGAAATGCAGTGAAAATTTTAAAAGAAATGCTCAACACGTTAAATAGTATTGACGGTACACTAAAACGCATTGAGCAGTCCGTTTCAGAGGAGAAACAGCATGAAGTGATAAAAGAAGCTGTTTCTCATGCAATGGTTGGAGAAAGGTACGAACCTACTCCGAAAGATTTTTGACAGCAAAATCGTATGCCGCTTTTAAATACAGAACTTCTTCGGATGACATTTCTGTATTTCCGCAAAGTGGAGCTTCGCGTTTGTCAATTTCATATTCTGAAAGTTTTGAACTGGCATATGTGACAGCTAAGTCATGAATTGTCTTTTCAATCATTGTAGCACCTCCCTTATTTGATGATAAGGGAATTATAACACGGAAAGGAGTTGGAGGAAACGGACGAGTTAGTGAAAGTCAATTTTGATACACAGACAGTATCGGCAAGAGAACTGCACGAGCAGCTACATATTAAAACCGCATTCAAAGATTGGTTCCCGAGAATGTGTGAATATGGCTTTGAAGAGGGTAAAGACTTTTGCTCAAAATTGAGCGAAACCTCCGAAAAGGGCGGTAGACCATCAAAGGATGCTGATATTTCTGTAGACATGGCAAAGCAGATTTGCATGATTCAGAGAACACCAGAGGGTAAAGCAGTACGCCAGTACCTTATCGACTTGGAAAAGGCGTGGAACACACCGGAGCAGGTATTTGCCAGAGCGTTAAAGATGGCTGACGAGAAAATCAACAGCCTTAAGGAAAACAACACAAGGCTGATCGCGGAAAATCAGCGAATGAAACCGAAAGAAATCTTTGCTGATGCTGTAGCAACAAGTCACACATCAATTCTTATCGGAGACTTGGCAAAGCTGATCTGCCAGAACGGCTATCAGATAGGACAGAAGCGGTTGTTTGAGTGGTTGCGTGAGAATAACTTCCTTATTAAAAACGGTTCGTCAAAGAATATGCCGCAGCAGAGATATGTTGAACAGGGGTTATTCGAGGTAAAGGAAAGCAACGTGCAGAATCCGGATGGATCAGTAAGAATTACTCGGACAACCAAGGTAACAGGAAAAGGTCAGATATACTTCGTCAACAAATTCTTGAACAGAGGTTATTTTTATGAAAAATAGAACGGAAAACTGGTAGCTTCCAATAACTCATATGGAATTGGAAAGATTAACAGGAGGAATTC